TTATCCAGAACTTAGAAAAGTTGATGTAATAAACGCAGACAATAATTCATTCATAAAAAATGATGTCGGCGGACGGATTTCAATGGACTTCGATAGAATGAGTCCACGGGACAGAACACCCGTTCTCCTCCACGAAATCCAGCACGCCATTCAGGAGAAAGAGGGGTGGGCGAGAGGGGGGACCCCCGGGGGAATGGATGAACTATTAGCACCAGAAAAAAATGCTATAAAGACGCGGATGAAAGAGATTCGTGAATTGACAGGACTTGGTGGTCCATTTTGGGGAAGTCATGGCGAACTGGCTCGCGCAATGTATGAGAGCGAAGAGGCAGTAGAGAATGTATTTAAAAAATATCCAATCTTAAAAGAAGAAATAAAACTCAGGGAAGCCCTCGATTCTTTACACGGGAATTATTCCTATCCTCGTCTCGCCGGCGAAATTGAAGCCCGCGACACTGCCGCTCGAATGGGCCTTTCAGCCACACAAAGACAAATGACCCCGCCTTATTCAGGACAGGGGATACCACTGAAGGATATTATAACAAAGATGGGGGTTGCCGCCCCGGTTGGTGCGGTGCTGGCGGAAGAACTTGCCAAACGTCGCGGCATGGAACGCCAATGGGAGGGCGGCGGGTTGGAGCCAGCGTATGGTCTTGAAGATATTGCGGCGGCTGCCGCCACCGGCGGGTCGAGCCTTGGTGCAAAGTCCGCTGCGGTTGCGGCTGACATAGGGATAAATGCCGCATTTGAAAAAGTGCTTGATTGGCTCAACAGCAGGAGCAGATGATGGAAATGATGTCTCCCGAAGCGGTCATGCTTGAGCAGGAAAACCAGGAGGCGATTCGCCAGGAAGCCGAAAAAGCCGTCGAATCCCTCACGGTAGATGTCGTGAAATACATCACGGATCGGTGGGCGACGGCCAAAAAGCACAAAGAGACCTACGAACGCCAGATGCTTGCCAACCTCCGCCAGAAAAACGGAGAGTACGATCCCGAAAAACTGGCCGAAATCCGGTCGGTCGAACAGCCCGAAATCTTCCTTAATCTCACCGACACCAAGTGTCGCAGTGCCGTGGCGTGGATCAAGGACATCGTGATTCAGTTAACCCAAAGATTGTTTGGGATTGACCCCACGCCCATACCCGATCTTCCAAAGGAAATCGTCGATCAAATCATCAATGGTATCGTGGCGCAATATCTTGATATGGCAGTATCGCAGGCTCAACAAACGGGGCAGGCGATACCGGGCGATATGTTGAGGCAGATGATTTCGCAGCAGGTTGCCCAATCCAAAGACAGGATACAGGCCGAAATCGTCAAAGTCGCCAAGAAAATGGCTGAGGACATCGAAGATCAAATTGACGATCATTGGGTTGAGGGCGGGTTCTATAAGGCCCTTGAGCAAGCCATTGATGACGTGGTGATTCTGAAGGGCGGAATCGTAAAGGGGCCGATATTCAGAAAAGACAGGGTGCGAAGGTTCGTTCGAGACCCACAGACCGGCAGGATTTCAAGAAGCATCGAAATCCAGGTCGTACCGCAGTATGATCGTCGAAGCCCTTTCAACATCTTCCCTTCTCCATACTCTATAGGTGTAGACGACGGCTACCTGTTTGATGTCCTGACCCTTCTGCCGAGCCGTCTGTATGATTTGATAGGCATTGAGGGTTATCGAGAGGATGAAATCCGGGCGGTTTTACGGGAGTTTGAAGAAGGGGAACTCAATGACAACTGGTTGGAACTTTCCGAAGATACCAAAGAGGGCATTGGACAAGAAAACGTCGAAGACGAGGCCCCCGCTGAAAAGATTTATTGTCTTGAGTTATGGGACGAGATTCCGGGGAAACAACTGGCCGAGTGGGGAATTGAGGAAATTGAAGACCCCGACAAGACCTATTCAGCGTGCGTGTGGTGTATTGGGACTCATGTCATCAAGGCCATGTTAAACTATGATCCGTTGGGTCGGAAGCCCTATTCCAAGACGGCCTTCGAGACGGACAACGATTCGTTTTGGGGCGTGTCAATCCCGGAGTTGATTGCTGATTGCCAACAGGTATGCAATGCCTGTGCCAGAAGTATCCTTGCCAACATCGGACTTGGCGCGCTTCCGATGGTGGACCTGAATGTTGACAGGCTGGCCCCCGGCGCATCGCGAAAGGTATGGCCGGGCAGGGTCTTCGAGACAACCGACGAGCAGATGGGTTCCGGTTCCAAGCCTGTCAACTACTATCAGCCGGCAATGGTGACGGAACAGCTGATCCGGGTTCTGGATACCTTTTCAAAGCTGGCAGACGACCATTCGGGCGTGCCGGCGTGGGCGCACGGGGACCCGCAGGTTGGGGGTGGCGGCAATACCGCATCGGGCCTTAACCAGCTTATCAACCAGGCCGCCAGGGGCATCCGGGCTGTCGTCCGGAACATCGACATGGACATCATTATTCCTTGCCTCGAAAGGCACTATGATTATCTCCTCGACAACTATGACGTGTATGGACTCCTGGGAGACTACAAATTATCCGCAAAGGGTACGGCGGCGTTATTGGCAAAGGAGCAGCAGACCATGCGGAAGATGGAGTTTATGAACTTCACGCAGAACCCGGTTGATCTCCAACTGCTCGGTCCCGAAAACCGCCGGAAGATGTTGTTTGAAGTCGCCAAGAATCTTGGAATAAATTTAGATGAGTCGCCCATCCCTGTGTTGCCTGCTCAGCAACTCCTGGCCCCGCCGCAACCCCCCCAAGCAAGCCCGGAGACGCTGGATACCGCAGGAAACCCGGTAGTCGGAACCGATACTCGGATGAACAACCCCTCCCGACCGAGGCAACAGGTTTCGACTCCGGGCAACACAGGGGGGGCGCAAAATCCCCTGATGGGCATGAGGCCGGGCGCATGATAAAGCCATCCGAAAACGTCATAAGGGCCATCATAGGGCTTGAAGGCAACACGTTCTGGAAAGAGGTTGTGGCATGGGTTAACAAATCTCTAATGACCCAAAGTCTTTCGGCCAACAAACTTTCGGGTGAGGCCACGATAAAGATGCAGGGCCGGAACCTTGAGCTTGAAGAACTCATCACCCATATATCAAAGGCCAGGGAGTACGAAAATACCCTGAAAGAAACGAGACGCATTGAAGCGAAAGGAGCATAAGACATGGCGGCAAATACCGTAACATCAAGTACTGGAACCGTAAGTGGAGCCGATCCCGGCTTTGTCGTAGCTTACCGAACCAGGCAGTCAAATGGCGTAATGCTCTATATCAAGTACACCGCCGGGACAACTGCTTATGTACGCCTTACGTTTGATGTGCTGAACACATCGCTTCATGCGACCGACAAGTATCGCCATACGTCCCTTACGGGAACATCGTTAGGGGCCTATACGATAGATATATCGGCTTCCGGCAACTATCGCATCCCTATCCCGGTGATTTTTGGAGAGACGACAGTTTACGCAAATGTCACCTTCAGCGGCGCTGGGTTGGATGGAGCGGCAGTAGTCAACATTATGGAAAGCTGATAGAGGATAGTTAACCTATCCTAAAATTCGGGTTCTCCGACGCTCTCGGCCAAGAGCAGGAGACGCAAGCAACAAAAGGGGGCAAGTAGGTGCCTACTCATCTACTTTGCCTCTTTTTTGTTGACCCGGCCAGGAGACGGCAATCCCGCCGCCCTGAACCTTGTGGATACCAGACCGGCCCACGAAAGGAGTATCGTATGTTTACGTTGGAGAAGTTAGAAAAAGCGGAGCAGGAAGCAGACAAGAAGTGGAAGGAGGTTTACGAACCAGAGGAACCCCCGGCGGAACCCCCGGCGGAACCACCCGCTGAACAAGCGGAACCCCCGAAGGAGGAACCAAAGGAAGAGCCAAAAGAAGAGGTCGTAGCGGCGGTTGAACCTGTTACGCCGCCCGAAAAACCCAAGAAAGAGGATACGGTAGAACACTGGAAACAGAAGTTCTCTACCCTCGACGGGAAATACCGGGCGGAAGTTCCGAGACTGAGCGACGAACTGAAACAGTGGAAGGAATACGCGGTAAGTTTGCAGAGCCGGATAACGGCATTAGAGGAAGTTCAAGTACCCAAAGAGCCGCCCAAAGATGCCGATCTTGAGACGATAAAGGAAAGCTATCCCGATTTCGCCAAGATCATCGAGAAGATGAAGGCCGACCACGCAAAGGAAATCGCCGCCCTTCGCAAAGAGTTCGGTGAAGGCACGGCCAACGAAATCAGAGCGATCAGGTCCGATCTTCAGATGTCCAAAGAGGATCGGTTCGGTATGCAGATGGAAATGGCCGTCCCGGATTGGCGGGAGATAGACGTTAACCCGGATTTCATGGCTTGGCTCGAACAACAAGTTCCCTATACCAACAAGACCAGACTTCAACTCTTGCAGGAAGCGGCCCGGCAATTAGATGCGGATACCGCAAAGCAGTTTTTCCTCGACTTCAAGGCGTCTCTTGCGCCCGCTGTGGTGGCGGAACCACCCGCCAGAAACTTGGAGAAATTCGTAGCACCGCCGCGTTCGGTCGGTCCCTCGACACCAACAAGGCCGGTGCAGGCAGGTCTGACGAAAGAGCAGTACATGAAGTTCTATGACCCGCGCCATAAGTTCAAATCGTCCGATTGGGGCGGAAAAACCGAGGCGCAGGTGGAGGCCATGTTTGATGCGGCAATCCAAAACGGAACGTTGTTCATGTAACGAATCTTTCGGATGACCTGAAACATAGGAGGACAAAATGAGTGTAGCAAGAGTTGGAGGTCATCCGGATTATAGTTCTGCGGGTACTTCAAAATTTATTCCAGAATTATGGTCCTCGAAGATTCTCAAGAAGTATTACACCAAGACGGTCCTGACGGCGATCACGAACACGGATTACGAAGGCGAGATCAAAAATCAGGGTGACAAAATTTACGTTCGGTCGTTGGCCGACATCACCACGTTTGACTATCAGAAGGGCATGACCCTTCCGAAGCAGCGTCCTGAGTCGCCCAACATCGAAATCCTCATCGACAAGGGGAAGGGTTGGAACATCCTTCTGGACGATGTGGACAAGGTTCAGAGCGACATTGAGCTTCTGAACAAGTGGACGGGCGATGCGGCTCAGCAGATCAAGATCGGTGTCGATTCTGCGGTGCTGAGCGCGGTGTATGCTGACGCAGACGCCTATAATTGCGGAGCCAATGCCGGGAAGGTGTCGGCGGGATTCAATCTCGGCGCATCCGGCTCTCCGGTGCAGTTAACCAAAGACAACATCCTTGATTACATCGTGGACTGCGAAACGGTTCTCGATGAGAACGACGTTCCCGAAGATGGGCGTTGGTTCGTCCTCCCGGCCTGGACGGCGGGTATGATGAAGAAGGGCGATTTCAAGGATGCCGCGATGATGGGGGATGCCAAATCCATCGTGCGGGAAGGGCTGGTTGGGAAGTATGGCAACTTTGTTGTCTACACCTCCAACCAGGTCGGTAGTGTGGCTGCGGGTTCTGAGGCCAGCGGGTTCAAGTCCTACTATGCCCTTTTCGGGACCAAGGATGCGATCACGTTTGCTACTCAGTTGACCAAGACCGAGTCCCTCCGTTCTACCGAGTCTTTTGACACCATCGTAAGAGGGTTGATGGTTTACGGCTATAAGGTGGTCAAGGGCCAGGCTCTCGGCTACGTTTACTGCCGTAAGTAAACTCTATAGAAAGGAGGATAAGGTATGGGTACTGTAAATTTTACGGGATATAGCCAGGGTTCCGGCACTGCGCCTGACCATCCGCCCGTCGGATCGGTGGGCACGGGGAAACCTTGGGGTAGCGACGACCGGCTGTATGTCATGAAGAGCCGGATCGACACCTCCAAGACCGGGATCACCAATACCAATGCCGACGTGTATGAAGCCCTCTACATTCCGGCGGGCAGTTTTGTCAAGACGGCATGGTTCAAGGTCATCAACGGGGAATCCACCAACACGACCGCCACGTTCCAGCTTGGCATTACCGGCACGGACACCGATGAGTATGTGGCGGCTACTACGTGTGCTGTTGATGGAGTAGTGAAGGGACCAGATGGCGACATTGTGTCTCTCGGCGGGACGCTTTTTGCAACCGCCGACACCCTGGACCTTCTGGTGGCGACGGCAGCCTTCACGGATTGCATCGTCGATGTCTACGCTCTGGTGCTGGACCTGAACTAAATCGGTAGGGCGGGGGGTCGCTATCATTCCCCCCGCCCGAATCAATCGGAGGAATTACAATGGCAAGATATGCTGATTTCAGGGCGTCAAAAGCCACACTGGAAAAGATTCATATTGGCGGCATGACCTCAGGTGGTGCGGGGCTTTCTCCGGACATCTGGGATGATTGCCCGATGGTCACGATGGCCCACGATCCCCGGTTGGGGCTGTTCGTGTTCGATGATTTCCCCCATGTGCAGGCTTCGGGTTATCCCTACACGCTCTACACCGACACCACCGATACCTTTACGTCTTTGGCAGGGCAGGTTGGCGGAGTGGCGCGGATTTCACTTTCGGGGACTGACAACGATGAAGCCTTTGTCGTCTATAACCAGCCGGCAGGGATCGTCAAGGCGAGTGTGGCGAACGATTGGTGGTTTGAGGCGCGGGTAAAACCGTCTCAGGTGTCGGCGGAACATGGTGTCTTTGTTGGACTGGCCGAGGAAGCAGGCGTGGGGGCGGACTTCATGACGACCGACACGATGGCCCTCAAGGTCATTGATGCTATCGGCTTCCAGATCATCTCTGCGGTTGCGGGTGCCAACAATGCCGTGATCCAGACCATTATCCAGTTGAATGGCGGAGCGCGGGTGGCGGTGGATTCTACCGCGGGAACGGCGACGGCAGCCTTCATCAAATTCGGCATGAAGTCGAATTACGGCAAGGTGACGTTCTTCTTAAACGGGGCCAAATTGGAAACGATTGTAGCTTCTACGGCAACCAATTTCCCGCTGGATCAGGTCATGTGCCCGACGTTTGGAGTGAAGATCGGCTCCGCAGCGGCGGAAACACTTGATATTGATTGGTGGGCTGCGGGCCAACTCAGATAACGAAAGGACGGCGGGGCTTCGGCCCCGCCACACCCATCTATGAAGATCAGAATGTTGAGAAAAAAAGGCACAGACCAGCAATTCCCCTATACGGATGCCCTGTTCGCCCGTGGCGACATGGAAGAGTTCTGGTTAGAGACGGACAAACCAAACAAGCGTTTTTACAGTACCAAGTGGAAAAAGTTTGATAAACGGGGGCGGCCCCTCAAGACCTATCGGGACTCTTCCGGGCGTACTGTCCGGTTTGTCTCGTTACCAGCGAGGAAAAAAATACGTGAATCTGAAACAAATCAGGGACTTTGCCAAGTATCGACTCAATGATTATGAGACAATACATGCATGGTTGGACGTGGAATACAATCTGTACGCCAACGAAGCCGAGAAGATCATCTGCCGAGACGCAAGGGTTTTGGAAGATTCCGCTACATCGTCTGTCTGCGAGATAGATGTAGTGGCCGGAACCCTTGATTACGAACTTGATCCTGTCATCATTTATGTACTGAACGCCAAGATCACCGATTCCTCTCTTAATCTCACCAAGACCAGCAGGCAGGCACAGGAACAGTCATATCCCGGCTGGCGGAGCGGGACGGCAGCGGAGCCGACCAAGTACCTGTTGGATTATCGCCACGGCTACATCACGCTTTATCCCACGCCGGATGATTCCTATACACTGAATCTGTCTGTCATAAGATATCCTCTCGACGACATGGCGCTTGACACGGACGAGCCGGAAATCCCGGCTGAATACCATCACGCTCTGGTCGATGGGATATGTTATCAGGCATATTTGAAGTGGGGCGATCGGACGTATGACGCGCAGAAGTCCGACATTCATCTGAAGTTATTCCGCAAAGCCATTGCGGACATGAAGAATACAAGCAATGCGTTTCAATACGTTGAAACGACATTATCACCAAATAGAGGGTTTATCTAAGTGACATGGCCCAATCTTACATGCGGCGATCTTGAAACCAGGGTGAGAACCTATCTTCACGAGGCTACGGAAGATTTTTATTCTCAATCTGAAATCTATCAATGGCTTTCATGCGCGTCAAAAGACATCGCCCAAAAGACGTTATGCGTTCTGAGAATTTTAGATGCGGTCGCTACCCCTTTATCGAGGGTAGTCCCCGTAAACGCCTACAAGGTCTTGGCCGTAGAATATCTCCCGTCATCTGGAAGGTATCAGATGTTGCGGAGAATATCACCGCTTCAGGTGGGATACTTTAAAACAGATAGCAATGT